CGGGCGGAACTTAAGGCCGAAGCCATTCGAGCGGGCATGATCGACCTTGATGGCCTGAAGCTTATTGACTCCACCGAAGTGAAGCTGGGCGAGGACGGGGAAGTCAGTGGCGCCTCCGCGCTGATGACGCGAGTCAAAAAGTCCAAGCCGTGGTTATTCGGAGGTACTTCGCTGTCCAGCACCGCGACGCCCCCCCCGGCTCAGACACCAAAGCAAAAGCTGGCGACCGAGATGACCGACGCCGAATATCGCGTTGCACGTGAAGCCGTTCTGCGCACTCGCATCTAGGTACAGATCGGTCATCGCCAGTTAATCGCGCGCATTGGTACACTGACATTTAGAGGAACTGCTTCAAATGGGTATTCAAAACTTTCCGGCCGCTCTGCAGCCAATCATCCAGCAGGGCTTTCTGGAGCGCGAGTTTATGCAGGCGCTTCGTTCTCGCCTCGGCTATCGTGCCTGTGCGGATCGCGAAGAGTTTGCGGTCGGCATCGGTGAGACGCTAACAAAGACGCGCGCCGGACTAAAGCCGACCGTGACAACGCCGTTGTCCCCTAGCACCAATACGAACTTCGATAATGGGCTGACACCGACCACCTGGGGTGTGGAACAGTACACGATTACCATCAATCACTATGCCGCCACGACTGACCTCAACACCGTCACTAACCGCGTTGGCATTGCGTCACAGTTCCTGCAGAACGCTTATGTCAACGGCGAGCAGGCGGCCCGAAGCCTGGATGAGTTGGCACGTAACGCGCTATTCAGCTCTTACTTCGGTGGCAACACGCGTGTGCGCGTGACGTTGACAACTGCCGGCCCAGCGATATCGGTCGACGATATTCGTGGCTTCCAGACTGCGTTCGTGAACGGCGTTCTGGTACCGGTCAGCAGCTCCAATCCCCTTACCGTTACCCTTGGTGCAGCGGACGTTTATACCGCCATCAGTGCGGTAGCGGATGCTACTAACGTTTCGACGGCGCCCAATGGGGTCTCAGGCGTACTGACATTCTCTGGCGATGTTTCTGTTGGCGACGGCACAGCCGGGAACCCCGTGATGGCCGCGAACGCGTCGGTCATTGTGCGTCCCGCCGCGCGATCCAACACCTCCGCCTTGATAGCGAGTGACACGCTCGCGATGTCCAATCTGCTTGATGCGGTCGCGAAGCTCCGACTGAATGCGGTGCCGGAGATCGACGGGGCGTACAATTGCTATCTTGATCCGATCTCGGCACGTCAGTTGTTCGCGGACCCCGACTTCAAGCAACTGTTTCAAGGCGCAACGTCTGCAAACCAGGTATTTCGCAAGGGTATGACCAACGACTTCCTAGGGTTGCGGTTCATGCCGACAACCGAGGCCTTTGTTCAGCCGCATCCGACGCTCGCTGGTCTGTTGATCCGCCGTCCGATCATTTGTGGCCAAGGTGCTTTAATAGAGGGTGCGTTCGCGGGTATGGCTACCAAGGACGTTGCGCCGGCCGATTCGATTATCACGATGGTGGATGGCGTGGCGATGGTCACGCGCGAACCGATAGACCGGCTGCAGCAGATCATCGCCCAGTCGTGGTATTGGATGGGTGGTTATTGCACACCATCTGACACAACCACCAATCCAACCACGATTCCGACCGCCACCAACGCTGCCTTCAAGCGTGCGGTGATGGTCGAGCATGTCGGCTGACAAATCGGAGGCTGTAACAGACATGGCCACAGGATCCGTTACGCCCTTCCGTCCCACCGGATCGGTCTCCATCAGTGCAGGTACCACCTCTGCCAGTGTTCAGTTGGCCGGGGGCGGTGACTCTGTCGTCATAACCAACATTGCTGCGTCACTCGCCTATGTCCGATTCGGCGCGGATCCGTCGGTGAGCGCGTCAACGGGAGACATGCCAATTCTGCCGAATGGTCACGTTATGCTGGCGGTGAACAGCCTTATTATATACGCTGCCGCCGTATTGGTTTCGGGCAGCGGCACGGTTGTATTGACGCGCGGTGACGGGTCCTTTCTGTGACCCCTCTCACAGATGCCGAAAAAACGGATATCCGTCGATATTGCGGCTATCCGGTGTACGGAGCGGGGCCCGCCGGATTTCAAACATGGAGATTCTACCAGGTGTATGGCCTATTGGAATTCCGCATGAACAATCTCGCGCAAGCCGAGTTAGGCATCGCTCGTCGCTATCTTACCACGTTGCATGGCTTGGAAGCTGCCGTGCCGCGTTCGGGTGAGAATCTGGACACCGATCAAGCCGCCGTGTGGACCCATAACCGGAATGAAACCAGCGATCGAGAGCTTCTGTTCGACAATTGGTGTCGCCGCCTGTGTGGTTTTCTCGGCATACCGGCCGGCCCTGCACTGGCCGACGGCGGTATCACCCTGGTGATTTAAATGGATGAATCGCGTCTTCAGGATCGAATGAATTGGGCCCTCAATGTTGCTGCCCGATCGGTTGGAAGGCCCACGGATGCGTATCGACCCGCAGGGGCACTAGGTCCACTACACCCTACCAATCGGTTCCTGCGTCTGCATGCTGCATTCAACGGAATACACGGCGGTTTCGAACGACCCAATGCCTACGACCATCCGCTCTGGAACGGCATTTTTGACTCTTCGTATACCCGTGTCGGAGATTATTTGGTTCAACACGGCGGCACTTGGTTCATCGCTGCTCAGCAGTCACTGATGCCGGTTTTATGTGTCCGCGCTGACCGTGTTGTGTCGTTTACCCGTGCAGCAGCGCCAACAGCCAGCGGCGTAAATACGTATGGCGGCGTCACGGCCGCGACCAACATTCCTCTGCTGACGAACTGGCCCGCCAGCGTCCGAGTGGCGTCACTCGCACGGGCTCCGTCCGCCGATCTGCCTGGAGATTCAGCGATGTCGCATTGGATCGTCCTGCTGCCGATGCGAACTGATGTGACGCTGCTTGTCTCCGATCTGATGAGTGACGACCTCGGTCGCAAAGCGGTGGTTTCGTCGGCGGAGTTGACGAATCTCGGCTGGCGTCTGACCGTCAAGCAGGCTGCGACGTGATGGCAGACGAATCCGATGTGGAAATTGCGTTGGTCGAGCTTTCGTCGGCCGCGCTTTATCCGAACGGCACCGATTCCCCAAGTGTTCCGGGGCCCGAGTGTCGTATCTATCGTGGCTGGCCGAACCCGGCTGCCTTGGACGCAGACCTTACTGCGGGACGAATCAACGTTACGGTATTTCCCGCGCCCGGCCACGCACGCACTACAACGCGATATACCCAAACTCGATCTGGCGCCCCGGCGCCGCCAACTCTCACCGTATCAGTCTCGGGAACCTCGGTAACGTTCGGGGGATCTGCGGGTCTTGGCCAAGTCGCCGGAATCCTGGTTGATGGCCGAGCTTTTGCTTGGCGGACTCAAGTGGGCGATAGCCCGGCTCTAGTCGCGGCCAACTTGGCTGGTTTCGCTCGAAGGCAAGCAATCGTTCAGTTGTCGGAATCCACGATTACCATTCCCGGCGCCGGTAGTTTGATAGCCAGAGTTGTCGCAGACGCGTCTGCACAACAGGAGATTCGGCGTCAGGAACACATCTTTCGTGTAACCTGCTGGTGTCCGACGCCGACCTCGCGCGACGCAGCAGCCATTGCGATAGACTTGGCACTTGCACAATCCGCATTTATCACTTTTACCGATGGCTCGATGGGCAGGCTGACTTACGCAGGAACGACCGTATTCGACCAGTCTCAAGACGCGTTACTATACCGTCGTGACCTGCTATACCAAGTAGAGTACCCGACTATCGTCAGCTCATCACAACCGGCGATGTTGTTCGGTAATTTGTTGCTGAACGCGGTCGATTTCACAGCATGATTTGCGGAGTATCCATGAATATCCAGTTGATCGTCGTAAGGCCATTTGATGGCCTCGGCCGAGGTGACAGTGTCACCGATCCAACGCGAATCGTGCAAATCCTCAACAGCGAATGGGCACACTCGGTGGTACGCGTTCTCGTAGCACCCGAAAAAGGGGCTTGAAGTCCATGCCGATTTTTCAGCAGGGCTCCCTTAACACCACTGCATTGGTGGTGCCGGATCTCTATGTTCAGATTGTCCCGCCACAAAATCTTGTCTTGAATGGTGTTCCGACAAATGTCCTTGGCGTGATTGGTACCGCTTCGTGGGGGCCGGTCAGTCAGCCAGTCACTGTGGCCACAATGGGCGACTACGCAGGGAGCTTCGGTCCTATCATTGCCCGCAAGTACGACATGGGGACACCGGTTGCGACGGCCGTACAGCAAGGCGCACAGAACTTTCGGTGCGTTCGAGTTACCGACGGCTCCGACACAGCGGCGCAGGTGGCCGTTCCCAACACGACGTTTACGTTTACCGCCTTGTATACTGGTTCGCTGGGAAACCAGGTGGTGCTTGCGCTGAACCCGGGGTCGCAGGCGAACACTTGGCGTTTAACGATAGCATTGCCTGGGCTTCAGCCCGAGGGGTACGACAATATAGGAGGCTCCGGAGCAGCTTTTTGGGCAGCATTGGCTGCCGCGGTTAATCAGGGACAAGGCCCACAGCGCGGGCCCTCTCAGTTGGTGATTGCCAGCAGCGGCGGTGCCATAGCCGCCCCGACTAGCTTTTCCATCTCGCTCGGAGCGGGGACTGCCGGGTCCGATGGAGCAACCGGCGTCACCGCAGGTCAGCTTGTCGGTTCAGATGTGCCACCAAGGGCTGGCATGTATGCACTCCGCGGCCAGAGTTGTGGCATAGCACTTCTGGCAGATGCGGATGACGCGACTCAGTGGACGACACAAGCTGCTTTCGGGCTTCAGGAGGGCATCTATATGATTTTAACCGGGCCGCCTGGCGATACAATTCAGAATGCCGTTAACGTCAAAGCACAATCTGGCCTCGACGATTATTCGGCAAAGCTCATGTTTGGCGACTGGCTATGGTGGTCTGACCAGGTCAATAATGTCGTTCGTCTCGTTTCACCCCAAGGCTTTGCGGCTGGACGCCTAGCGAATCTTTCACCGGAGCAATCCAGTCTCAACAAACAGCTCTACAGTGTGATCGGCAGCCAGAAGTCCGGGACTCCCGGTTCGGGCCAGACCACTTCGTACTCTTCAGCCGATCTTTCGGTGCTAATTGGGGCCGGCATAGATGTTATCAGCAATCCGCAGCCGGGAGGGGCCTTTTGGGGTGTGCGCGCCGGTCACAATTCGTCGTCGGACCTTGCCATCAACGGCGATAACTATACGCGTCTCACAAACTATATTGCTGAGACGCTCGCTGCCGGAATGGGTCAATTCGTTGGGCAACTGATCAATGCCGCCCTGTTTCAACAGATTCGTGCAACGCAGCTCGCCTTTCTTCAAAACATGTTGAACCAAGGTATACTTGGAAGCACGGACGGGAACTTACCGTTTAGTGTGATCTGCGACACATCGAACAATCCAGCGAGCCGTACCAGCCTCGGTTATGTCCAATCGGATGCCCAAGTCCAGTACCAGTCAATCAACGAGAAATTTATTGTAAATATCGAAGGTGGGCAGACGGTTGTTGTATCGTACCAGACACTCCCGAATGGGCAACTAGCATAAGGAGGTCGCAACGTGGCACTTACAAATTTTTCTGTTGGACGTGATACTCAATTAGTCGTACTGGGCCCGGCTGGACGCGTCGACCTCACCCATGTCACTGGATTTGAGGCACGCCAGTTGACACAGTCGGTAAGAGTGGACCGACTCGACGGAACTCAGATGGGTGCGGAACTCCCGAAAGGCTGGGAAGGAACCTTCGAGATTGAGAGAGGCGATTCGGCTGTCGATGACTTCATCGCAGCAGCCGAGCAGCAATTCTACAATGGTAGCACGGTACCCGCCGGAACGATGTATCAGTACGTATCGGAGACGGACGGATCTACATCGACTTATTTGTTTGACGGTGTGACGTTCAAACTCACGAGCGCCGGTCAGTGGAAGGGCGACAGTGCTGTTAAACAAAAGTTGGAATTCTTTGCCACACGGCGGATGCGGATCTGATGAGCCCTTCAGCCACTATAATCTCTGCCGCCGTGGCGGCTCCAACTATAATCGACGGGTCGGGGCGTCGCTTGACACTTCGCCGCATGACGTCGCTCGACAAGCTACGCTTGTTTAAGGCAGCCGGTCCGATTCTCGCCCAGAATCAGCTCTGGTTAGGTATGGCAATGCTTGCTTGCTCGGTGGCTGAAATCGATAATGTGCCCATCCCACCGCCGACTAACGAGCAGCAGATTGAATCCATGGTAGGGCGACTGGGCGACTTGGGAATTTCCGCGGTTGCAGCGGCACTTGGCGGCTCACACGAGCCTGATCGAACAGAGAACATGGCCAACGCGGGAAACTGAGCAGGCACCCCGATCTGATAGACTGCCTGTTCCTAGTCAGGAACGGGGTGCCATTCGATGTTGCTTTCAGCCTGCTGCCTGACGACAGACTTGCATGGATCGTAGCACTTGGAACTATCGATGGCCGGGAGTTTGACTGGGCTACTCTACGATGGAAGGAACAAAGGTGATCTCGATTGACGGTCTATGTGCGTTCGCCGATAGATTGTCCTGCCTTGATGTCGGACCTGTAGAATCCAGTGCGCGGACACAGGCACCACGCGGACTTGAAACAAACGTAAAGGTGCTCCCGTTGATCTCCGACGGTGGCGGTCGTTCGAGACGGCACGCCCGCCGGCCGGAGGGTCCAGAGGCTCAGTCTTATCGGGACAGCGGGAACTCCAGGGCGGCCGCCGTGGCCGGTTTTGCGGCGATGACGAGAACACTTAAGCCTGTACGAAGCCGTCCTACGCCGTACCTACAACGGGCCGGACTAGAGAGAAGGCCAATAATTTCTGGACGCATCGGACAACTATTCACGCAGCTGGCCTCGAGGATGCGGGATGATTGACGCCTGCAAGATGGGCTTCACCCTGGCTCTTGCAAACGGCGTATTGGAAGGGCTGGCAAGCATCCAGCGGGATCTTATCGCACTGAACGGTGTCGTGGAAGGCAGCGCCACGCCCGGGAAGGATCTTCCAGTCGCGGCAGCCGATCTTTGCTTTCTCTCCGTCTTTGGAGAGCCGACTGCCAAGCGGCAAGCACTGCCAGAACCCGGGAACCATGAATATGCCATTCCGGATATCCAAGACGCATCTGATTTCAGTTCTCGGTTATTCGACCGACGCCAACAAGATACGCTGCCGCCACCCGAGACCAAGCTGCCCATATTTTCTGTTCGCGCGTTCGTACCAAGCGCAGATGCTGGACCGGCGCGGGCAATCTACCCTGCAGTCACCGTAGAAACTGCCCATTCGATTTCTCCGGATCACTGGAACTCCGCACCGGACAGGAGCCCTCGGTCAGAATCAGATGATCGCGATACTTATTTCAGTTTGTACAAATTTCGGGAGCATACTCCATTATTGTCAATTACTCCTGCTGCATCTGTCGATGGTTCGGACACTCGCTTGCCAATAGGTTCCGGAACCGTCGCACTTCCATCCGTTGTCATCAGCACGGACTTACCCGCGGCTCCCCCTGCCGGACAAGATACCACAGTGCCACCACATCCGAGCCGCCCTTACTTGCATCTTACGCAACGGCTAGCTGCTAGCTCGCAAACGGATCTTTCGGAATTCAGGCACGCCACCTCTGACGACACAACGACGCGCGTGACCAATCCAACTGCCGACTCGGTCTTGCCATCGGCGGTGCCGCCCACGAGTGATCTTCAATCCACTGTATTGCAGGGAAACATTTATGTTGATGGCTCTAGGCTCGGTCGATGGGTGACTGATCACCTCTCCAGGGCGGCCGAGCGGCCGCGGGCGTCTATGACCGGGTTCGATCCAAGAATGACTGCTACTTGGCCCGGCGCACCGGTTAGTGCATGACTGGAAGATCAACACAATGTCGAGCATCGCCTTGCTACTCGGACCTATCGAGCTTCGAGATTTTGAAGTCCCGTCGAAGATCAACATTGGTGGCTCGCAGCGCCTGGTAGTTCATCGTCTTCCAGGTGGAACGCGGGTGATCGACGCGCTTGGTCGAGACGATGCCGAAATCGTGTTTTCTGGCAGCTTCTCGGGTTCCGATGCCACCACTCGCGCCCGATTAATCGATGAAATGCGTGTTTCAGGCCTGCCCATGCCACTTACCTGGGACGTTTTCTTTTACTATGTCATAATCAAGCAATTCGACGCAGATTATCGATTTGGTTGGTGGATTCCCTATAGAATTACTTGCACGGTTGTGTGTGACGCGGCAAGCGGCGTCGTCGGCTCCGCGGTATCGCTCGCCACTGACGTAATTTCCGACATCTCGACTGCGTCCGGTTTTGCCACAGACGGAGGAGTTGACCTTTCCGATGCCGAGAGCGCCGTTGGCGCGCCAGACGCCGCCGTGAAGGGAAGTGCTTCGTATTCGTCTGCCCTGGGTGCTCTGGCAAGTACGAGCATCGTCATTGGCGTGGGTATCGACAAGGCCGAGTCGACCCTGGCAGCGACCTCGTGGCCCAGTAGTGGCGGAGTTTCGTCCATGGCCAACACTTTGTATAGCGTCGTGGCGGCGGCTCAACAGCTTAGTTCCTTGACGGTCGCGCAAGCGTATGTCGGGCGTTCTGGCGTCAATCTGGCAAACGCGAGTACATGATCATGAAGACCATCACCGTCGTGGGCGGAAATCTGTTTCAAATCGCGGCTGCTGAACTTGCCGATGCGACACAGTGGATTCGGATTGCGCAGCTCAACAATATATCGGACCCACTGTTGAGTGGCATCGTGACCCTAGTGATCCCTGATGTCAACCAGAGCGTCGGAGGAGGCGTTGCCGCTCAGTGACATGCTGACATCGAGCCGATCGCCTTTGGCGCGGATCATGGCGAACGGTTGCTTGGTCCCCGGCTTGATAGATGTCGAGGTGATTTGCAATAGTCACTTTTCCGCCGATAGATTTTCTGCGTCGTTCGCATTGAATGTTACTCCACTTTACGGGATCGGGTTTTGGTCGTCAGAAATGGACATCACGATCCAGGTGCTATTTAGCCTGGACGCAGTCTCATTCGTCAGCCTCTTCACCGGTTCAGTGGATTCTGTCGCGATAAACGCGACGAACAGTTTGGTCCACATTTCGGGGCGTGACCTGTCGTCACGGTTGATCGAGGCTCGAACCGAGGAGACATTTTCCAACCGTACGTCGAGTGAGATTGCTTCTCTTCTCGCAATTCGCCACGGATTAACTCCGAACGTAGCACAAACCACTACGCCAGTGGGAAGGTATTACCAGGACGAACACGATCGCATAACGCTAGGTGCGTTCAGCCGATCAACGACGGAATGGGATCTGTTGGTCTTCCTGGCTCTACAAGAGGGCTTTGATATCTCGGTTACTGGTAATACCCTAAACTTTCAACCGACAAGCAGCGCGGCATTGGCGCCATATTTGATCACGCCGGGCAGTTGCATCGAAATGAGACTTGAGCGGTGCTTGACGCTTGCGCGCGATATTGAGGTTACTGTCAAGAGTTGGAATTCTCGCCAGAGGGGCGCATTCGCCCAAACGGTGACTGGCTCGTGTCGCGCGGATACTAACACGAACGCACGCTCCAGCCCTCAGCAATACATATTCGTCCGCCCCAACTTAACCGCAGACCAAGCTTTGAAGTTCGCCCAGCAAAAACTCAATGATCTCGTCATGCACGAGCGTGTCGTGGAATGTGTTATGCCGGGCGATCTATTACTAACTCCGATGGGTCAACTGGTCGTGATCGGCACCGGCACCGAATTTGACCAAGCCTACTCTATCGACGTCGTCGAGCGCCGCCTCAACCTAAATGACGGTTTTACGCAGAGATTGAGGGCGAAGTGCAGCAGCCCGCGTTCAACGTTCACTAATCAACCCAACGACACCGGAGCGATAGGAAGTTAGCCGATGGAACGTCTTCTCAACATCATCAAGGCGCACGCCGAGGCTTTGGATGGTGGTGGGGGTCAACCGCGCTTTGGTACCGTAACGTCCGTGGACATCAGTTCGGCGTGTGCGCGGGTAACTCTCCAGCCCGAAGGGGTACTAAGTGGTTGGTTGCCACTCTTATCTCCTTGGGTTGGTGCTGGTTGGGGGCTTGTTTGTCCGCCTTCGCCGGGTGATCAGGTGATGGTTCTAGCGCAGGAAGGCAACGCGGAACACGGGGTGATTATCGGTGCGGCGTTCAGTACGGCTCAATTGCCTCCCGCTGCGCCGATTGGGGAATTCTGGCTTATGCACAGTTCTGGCAGTTTCATCAAACTCCAAAATGATGGTACCATTCACCTGAGTGGCGACCTGCATGTGAACGGCGACGTCTACGATAACCACGGTTCCCTTTCGGGCCTTCGCGCGCACTACGATGAACATACACATGTTGACTCGCGCGGCGGCACGACCTCGGTTGCCAACTTGCAGGACTGAGATAGATGAACGACATCTTTCATGTCTGGGGCTCGGACCTGACCGCCAGTGCGACGGGAGACATCGGCATCGCATCGGGATCGACTTTTGGTCAACAGAGAGTGCTGCGACGCCTGCTTACCAATCCCGGAGACTATATCTGGCACACCGACTATGGGGCTGGATTGGCGAGTTTTCTCGGTAAGGCCCCGACAGAAACGCAGATAAAAGCCACGATACGGAGCCAGATATTCCACGAAGCAGCGGTGGCGCGAACACCGGAGCCAACCATTGATGTGCAAGTATCCCCAGCAGGAGCTTTGTCAACGATATATGTTGACATTCGGTATACCGATTCAGAAAGTGGTGAGGTTCAAATGCTAACATTCAAGGTAAGCGCCTGACCATGCAGTTGTCGCTTCAAACGTTTACCTCTTTGGTCCAAAATATGGCAGCTGCGGTACAGTCTGCGGCCACTCAGTTGTTGGATCTTACGGTTGGTTCGACATTGCGCGCAGTTTTGGAAGCTAATGCGTCCGTTGCACTTTGGATGCAATGGCTGATCTTATTGGTCCTGCAGATGACCAGAGCCTCCACCAGTTCGGGGGCGGACCTCGATAGTTGGATGGCGGATATGTCGTTGGTTCGCCTTCCCGCTGTACCGGCGGTTGGACTGGTCATGTTTTCTCGCTACACCTCGGCGTCGGCATCACTCTTACCAGCTGGAGCACTTGTCCGCACCGGGGACGGAACAAAAACGTTTTCCGTCACCGTCGATACGTCGAATTCCCTGTGGAATCCCGATCTTAATGGGTACACGGTTAGTCCGGGCGTGAACTCCATCAACGTGCCGATTGTCGCACAAGTGCCCGGAAGTTCCGGTAATGTCATGGCGAACACGATTTCGCAGATGGCAACCGCGGTGCCTGGCATTGACTTCGTCACCAATCCTGCGGCAACCCAGAACGGTCTAGATGCCGAGTCCGATGCCACTTTTCGCCTTCGATTTCAGAACTATTTACAGAGCCGCTCGCGCGCAACAGTCAGCGCCGTCGGGTACGCGATCACCAGTATTCAACAGGGGTTAGATTTCCGAATCGCGGAAAACGTCGACCCGAATGGGAACAGCTGGATCGGAAGTTTTGTCATCTCAGTGGACGATGGCTCAGGATATCCGCCTTCCTCTCTCCTATCGACCGTATATACCAGCGTCGACGCCGTTCGGCCGATCGGGTCGATATTCTCGGTCCAACCTCCGAACGTAGTGCTGGCAAACGTCACGCTGACATTGGTGGTGACATCCGGAGTTACAAGCGCAGCCATCGGTTCAACTGTCGCATCGGCCGTTACGGCGTATATAAATTCTCTGACAATCGGGGAACCGTTGCCACTTACGCGTCTCGCTCAGGTGGCGTATGATGCTAGTGGAGCAGTCATTAACGTTACACAAATCCAGGTAAATAACGGCACGGCAGATGTTCTCGCTGGGAGCTCCGGTATTATCAGAGCTGGAACCGTGTTGGTGAATTGATATGACTGGGGACCAGACCGACTTCCAGCATCGATTGAGAACTGTGCTACCCGCAAATTGGTTTCCTGATGCGGTTCCTTTACTTGACGGTCTGCTTGCTGCCATGGGGGCCGGATGGTCGCTCATCTACAACATGCTGCGGTACGTCACATCGCAAACAAGAATAAGCACCGCGAGCGATATTTGGTTGGACCTGATCGCTTGGGATTTCTTTGGCGGACGACTTGGGCGACGACCGGGAGAAGGTGACGACGCGATACGCAATCGCATAATATTGGAGATGTTTCGTGAACGCGCAACGCGTTCAGCTTTGGAGAACGTGCTACAGGATCTGACGGGACGAGCGCCAATTATATTTGAGCCCGCCCGGACCACCGATACCGGAGGCTACGGATCGTTCGGTGGACAGGGCGGAGGCGTCGCCTACAACGCCGCCGGTGGGTGGGGCAACCTCAACCTGCCATTTCAATGCTTTGTATCCGCCTATCGGCCCAACGAAGGTGGAATTGCGCAGGTAATGGGATGGGGAAGCATAGCCGGTGGCTATGGAGTGGGCATTATCGAATATGCGTCTTTGGCTCTAATACAGGTTTTGGTCACTGACGCCGATATCTATTCGGCCATCACGGGAGTCGTGCCGGCCGCGACGGTGAGTTGGACGAAGATCATCGATTAAACCGCACGCAGAGAGTATCATGGATCGGAACATTGTCTACCCTGGTGGTATTCCGTTGGACACGGATCTGTTGTCCATCAATCGCAATGCCATGGTCGGATTGGGATACTTGGCACAGGCGGTGCTGGGACAAAATATGGTCGCCGATGGCCTCGTGTGTAGCCCAACGTCTCCAGCGTCTCTTGTCGTGACGGTCGGTCCGGGCAGCCTCACACAGCTAACTACTCTTGACACTCTATCATATGGCTCGTTGCCGGCGGACACGGCCGATCCACTCGTCAAGATGGCGATCAATACCTCGGCGACTAGCTTTTCATTGGTCACACCGACGACATCGGGTCAATCAACTAATTATTTGATCCAGGCGGCCTTTCTCGAGAGCGATATCAGCCCGATCGTGCTCCCGTATTATAATGCAGCGAACCCGGCACAGCCGTATAGCGGACCTTCGAATTCTGGGATTTCTCAAAATACGCAGCGCATTCAACGAGTTCAATTAGAGCTCAAAGCCGGCGC